AATAGACACAGCAGATGATTATGAAACTATATCATTTGATAAAAAGTTAAGAGTTTGCCCTCGTGGAACTACTAATATATCAGTTCAAAGTGTTCCAAGCGTAGTAACACCAACTGCTCCTACAACACCAATATCAACTACACAAGCAATTATAACTAATGCTACATTTAGCATTTCAAGAATTTAATGAAAAATAATTTAGATGCGACTTCATTAATATTACAGTTGTATAGTGTTATTTTACTATTACAAGACTATAACAATAGAGATTTAATGCAAGAACTAAAAATTATTATTGAACAAAATAATGAAATATTAACCTTTTTAAGGAAGGAGGATACCAATGGAAGAGAAAATAATTGAAAAAACCGAAGAAAAAATAAAAGAAATACTTGATGATGATATAACACCGTCTAATTTAGATAGTTTATATAAGTTAAGCAAAATAAAACACATGGCAAAGGAGGATAAAGAAATGAACTATGGAAATTATGACAACTATGGCAACTACGGAAACTATGGCAGAAGAGCAGGATACGATAGTTATGGTCGTGGAAACTACGGAGAATACGGAAACTATGGAGAAGGTTCTTACGGAAGAAGAGGATATGATTCAAAATATCGTGGACATGAGCAAATAGACAGAATAGGTGAAAACTATGGAAGATATATGGAAGGTAGAGAAAGATATGGTGCCAATAGTGAAGATGCTAAAAGAAGTTTAAAATATATGCTTGAAAGTATGGAAGATTTTGCTAAAATGTTAAGAGAAGATGCACAATCTCAAGAAGAAGTTCAAATGATTAGAGAAACTGCTCAAAGAATAGCACAAATGTAATATGATATACAAATACCACAATGCTAACCCACATAAAAGACGCATAGACGATTGCGTTTTGAGGGCAATAAGCATTTTAACTAATAAAAGTTGGAATGAAGTATATAATGAGTTAAGTAATTTAGCAAGTTATGATGGATTAATGATAGATAGTGTAGAATTTGTTGAAAAATATCTTGATAGTAAATATCTAAGAAGTTGTCACGATTCAAAAACAGTTGAAGAATTTGCAAAAGAATTCCCAAAAGGTAAATACGCTATAACTATGAATGGACACATAACTGCACTAATTGACGGCATTATATATGACACATTTGACCCAAGTAAAAGAATAATGAGATGTGCTTGGATTATAAAATAAAAAGGACTATAAAGTCCTTTTTTTTAAAACATTTGTAGCCATTTTTCTACATTGTATTTGTAATTTGTTCTTAATTTTTCCACCTCTATAGGTGTACCGTATTGTTCAAAATAGTCTATCGGTATTGATTTTCTATCGTTTTCTTTAATAAATTGTTCTACATATTCTATTTCTAATGAATAACATTTTTCTACATCTATAAAAAATACTACTATCATAGGAATAACGCCAATATTTTTGTTTGCTTCTACCATTTCTTTTAGTTGATTTTCTCTTATGCAATTTAAAGGTAAAGATTTGCCTTTATGATTTTTAAATTCTAATATTAATAATTCTGTACAAAAATCTCCTACATAAAACATAAAAGCATCTGCTATATTATTCTGCGAAAATCTTAAATTTTCATTTCCACCATAATATGAACTAGCACTATCTTTTAAGCGATAATAGTATATTTTTTCATTTTTGGGAATACTTTTTCTAAAATTTTGTTCAAATACCTTACCTAAGTTCTTCATTTTTCATTTCCTTTTCAAATCTAATTTTAAATTTTGTTTGTTTTATTTCGACTTGCACTTCTTTTAATCTTTCAAATAATCTTGTCCTTATTTTTAGATTACGATAGTTCCTATCTATATTTCTTTTAAGGCAAGATTCTTCTAATTTTAATTTGGATAATTTATCTATTAATTTGTCATTTGTCATAAGCATCTACCATATTGATATTATCATAAATTGACTAAAAACGCAAATCATGATAATATCTTTATAGAGTAGGGAGTGAAACAATGGCTTCAAATAAACAAAAAAACTACGAAATACAAAAGCAAAATCAAAACGAATTAAGAGAATTAGAACAATTTTATGTAGAAGATAAAGTTGACACTATGTTGACAACTATACAAGAAAAAAAAGAAGAACTAGTAAAAGAAATGATTAAATATCACGATAAACATTTAAAAGAATGTAAATGGAATAAAGATGGAGAACCTATTGCTTGGGAAGTAAGCATAAATCCTTTAGTTATTAACAATTACTTTTTTAAACCTATTTGTCCTATTACGAGTCAAGAACCTATTTATAATGCTGAAAAATTAGGTATGGTATTTGATTACTATTGTGAAATACTTGCAGAAGTAAACGATAAAATAGGAAATCATCCTAGTTCTTTAACTTCTTTCTGCAAAATGGCAGGCATTACCCTTAATACATTAAGGTCATACAAAAATAGCGATGATTATAATATGAGAGTAGTTGCCGAAAAAATATATGACCAAATAGGTGACGAAAATGTAACAATGTCACAAATGGGAGTTGTTAGAGAAAGAAGCACAATATTTAAAATGAAATCTCAAAATGAAATGGTAGAAAAAAATCAACCACAAGTAAAAGTTAATGTAAATGCAGATATAGACTTAAATAAAATCAATGAAAGATTAGATAAATACAAAAATAAATATTTTAAGTCTGTGACTACTGGATATAAAAAGGTTAATTAATGGATAGTAATGAAGTTTATAAGACAATAGATAAAATATTAACTATACTTGAGGGGAACTTTAAATATTCTTTTGGTGAGAAAATACCATATGAAGAAATATACGAAATGACAAATGATTTATATGACCTATTTAACGCATATGAAAGCAATACTGAAAAATGTGGGAAAATAGTTATAGATAGATATATACCATTATTGGGATTATTAATTAAAATAGACAAAAACACTAATCATTTAGTAAGTTACGAAAAGCAATTAAAATATGCTTATAAATTAGGTGCTAGAGTAAGTTTAGAACACTATTTCATTTATAGAGAATGGGATTTCCCAGAAAAAGATAAATTTTTTGCTCCTAGATTTCCAGCGATTAGTGGTTATATACATTTTTTACAAGAAATAGTTGTGAACCCAAAATTCACTGACCTTATATTTAATGCCCCTGCTGGTTTTGGTAAAACATTCCCAGAAAAAATAACAGAAGCATGGTCTTATGGAATAGACCCTACAGGTGCTATTTTATCTTTGTGTTCAAATGATACAGTTGTTAAAAACGGTAGTGCTTTAGTAAGGCAAGAAATGAAAAGCGACTGGTTTGGAGAAGTTTTTCCAAAAATGAAATGGGATAAAGATGATAAAGACTATTTTCTTAAAGAAACAGACGGAGATTGGAAATTAAGAGATTGTAAATTAGGTGCTAGTTATAATGCTTCTACTTGTAATTCAAATGTCATAGGGCAAAGAGCAAATAAATGGATTCATATAGACGACTTATACAAAGGATACAAAGAAGCAATGAATCAAGAATTAAATTTACAATATTATAACGATTGTCAATTATCATGGAGAACTCGTTATGTATTAAGTGCTGTACCTAAAATGGTAATTACTGGTACATTGTGGGCTAGTGGAGATTTTATAGATATGGAAATTAAGCAACTAATGAAAGAACATAAGTTCCAAAAGCATCCTAAATATAAGTATGTACTAATAAGTGAAGATGGTAGTTGTGCAATTATTCAATTACCTGCTTTAGATGAAAATGGAGAAAGTGTATTTCCAGAATTAAAATCTACAGAAGAATTGTTAAAAATAAAAAGTAGAATTGACGAATATTTATGGGAAAATAACTATATGCAACATTCTACAGACCCAGAAGAATTTATTTTTAGTTATAACAATTTAAGAACTTACGAAACAATACCTGAAACTGATTATAAAGGTGCATATGCTGTAATAGATGCCACAAGAAAAAGTGGAAAAGACTTCTTTGCCATGCCAATATTTAAAAAAGTGGAGAATGATGGTATTTTTGATTATTATTTAAGAGATGCTTTATTTACTAGAACTGCAACAAAAGATATGTATGATGAAATTGTAAATAAAATAATCGAGCATCATATAATACTTCTCGTAATCGAAAGTAATGTAACAACCGAATTAAAACAAAATATAGAAAGAATATGTAGAGAAAGAGGAATAACGCCACCTGAAATAATAGAAATATATAATACCGTTCCAAAGGCTACGAGAATTGAAAACGAAAAGCACATAATAAAGAAGCAAATGGTGTTTCCTAAAGAGATATGTATGGAATAAA